GCAAGCAATTAAGGATGCCAGCGGCGACCTCGATCTTGCAAAGAAAAAATACAGTTAAACGAGGAAAAATTAAGATATGGCAACAACTCTTGCTTCGGATATGAAAGTTTACGAAGCCCAATTTCAGTCGGGTCTTACCGAGATGCTGACTCAGAACACAGAAGCCTTCAATGCGGCCTCGAACGGTGCGATTGTGCTTCGTTCTGCCGATGTTAAGGGCAACTACGAACAGGCGGCTTATTTTTCAACAATAAGTTCGCTCATTAGCCGTCAGGACATCACTTCGGATTCTGCTTTGACCCCAGTCAAAATGGCGGAAAACGAAAATGTTTCTGTCAAACTTCACAGAAAGTCAGCAACTGACCTCACGCAGAAAGCAGCCAAGATCGCAGGCGTGTCCTTCGATGAAATGGTTTTCGCTCACGGTGAGCAGGTTGCGAAGGCAATGCAGGTTGATATGCTCAACTCTGCCCTTCTCGCCGCTCGTGTTGCATTGGCCAATCAGGCTGGTGTCACGAACGATGTTACAGGTGCAGCGACCAAGAGCATCACCTACGCAAACCTCATTGCTACGCTTGCCAAATTCGGCGATGCGTCAGATAAAATTGTTGCGTGGGTTATGCACTCGCAGCAGTATTTCGACCTTGCTCAGAACGCCGTGTCGGCCAATGTGACGAACATTGCTGATGGTGTCATCCGTCGTGTTGACATCGCTGGTCTTGGCCGTCCGATTCTCGTGACCGATTCTGATTCGCTGATTGCGACTGCTGACACCCCTGATTCATACTTCGTGCTTGGCCTTCAGGCTGGTGCGGTCGATGTCAATCAGTCGGAAGCGGTGAATTCAATCATTGCCCCGGTGACGGGTCTTGAACAGTTGGTCTATCGTGCCCAGTCTGAATATGCGTACAACCTTGGTCTCAAGGGCTTCAAGTACGATATTGCAAACGGCGGTGCGAACCCGACTGCAGGAACGCTCGGAACGGCTTCCAATTGGGACAAGGCTGCAACCGATAACAAAGATCTTGCAGGCGTTGTTCTCAAGTGTCAGGCTGCCTAACTTTAGGCAATAATCGGGGAGGGCAGGGAATACCTGCCTTCCCCAACTTTTCCCCCATATGAAGATTTTGATATTTGATGATTCGCCAGTCGGTATCGCCCTACGGGATGAACTGAACAAAGAGCGAAAGATTGCGATTCTTTGTAATCCCCAATATTTCCGCAAAGAGGAAATCGAGCGGAACGCAACAAAGGTTTACGCAGACGACGCAAGAATCCAAGAGGCATATTCGGGTCTTGGAATTGCCGTCGAAGCCCTTCGAAAACAAACTGAAGTCGCTCCGGCATCGTCTGCCCCGAAAGTTAAGAAAAAGAAATAAATGGCCTTTACCGAAACAGAAAAACTAAAGATCGCCAAGATTCTCGGCACAAATTATGTCGAGGTAAACGACCAAATTTTCAACCTCGGTGAAACTTGGATAACCGCAACGGTTGAAACCCAAGTCAGGGCAGAAATTACCCGTTGGGATGCTGGTGCAGGAACTGACTTTGTTTCAGTAGAACCGAACGCCGCCAATTACGGTGCAAGGATAGATCCTGAACTAGAAAAAGAAGATATTAGGCGAAATATTGCTAATTTGCTCTATATGAGCGACTACAACAAGACGAATGGTCAAGTTGTACTAATGAGGGGTTAACGGATGGCAACGAATGTCTTTAACAAACTCGGACAGTCGGTGCTTCCCAAGGTCTTTAACAAATTATCAGGGGTCGGCCTTACCGATCTGATGAGTGTGACAGGGGAAACGACAACCGCAGGAACTGGCGGCGGTCGAATCAAGTCTGCAACGACAACGGTTTATTCCAACATTCCTTGCATCTTCGAGCCGAGCGGTTCGGGGATGAAGAATGTCAATCAAAGTAAGATTATGTCGGAGCAGGAATATACCCTTAAATTCCCAACGCATTCTTCGGCAGGAGTTCGGTACACAATCAATCCCGAATTGCATCGACTGGTGATTCAGGCTCGATCTGCACCGGGTGACGAACCGCAGAAAACCTTCAGAATCCTGACGATTAAGGATAAACAGGGCAATTTGTACGAAGCGAAAGTTGTGAAGGAGGACTGATCGAATGTCAGTACTATCAGAAAAGGTCAGAATCGCCCTCTACGGCAAGTTAAATGTCTCAGGGGTCACCACCCTAGCAACTGGCGGTGTGCATCATCTGAAAGCCCCTGAAGGCCAAGCAATGCCCTATGTGATATTTAACAGGCAGGCAAGTAAGGATGTTGTGAGGGCGTTTCAATACAACCTCATTGCCGAAGACGATATTTGGTTGATAAAGGCGGTCACGGACGAAGACAGTTCGACGACGAAAGAACCGCAGCAATTGGCGTTCGACATACTGAACGCCGCCGAGACTGCGTTAGGCAGTTCCTTAAGCCTGTCGGGGGGAAGTCAGACTTGGACTGTCGAACGCATCTCGGATATTCCCGAATTTTTTGAACCGCAGAACGATAGAGCAGTTTTCAATGCCGGGTTTCTGTTGAGGGTAGTAGCAAACTAATGGAAAAGAAAGAAACAAAAAGCGAAAAGAAAGAAGTGAAGAAGCCGTCAGGCTCTTTTGTCGCAATCAAGGGAATTGCCCTTGCCGATGGAAGACGATTCGAAGAGGGCGATAAGGTCTCAGATCTAACACCTGATGAAGTGGCGGCACTCAAAGAAATGCAAGCAATCGAGGGGGCTTAACGGATGTCATTAGCGAAAGGATTATCAATTTATATGAACGGCGTGTCGCTCGGTTGTGCCCTGCAAACAATCGACGCAACCGCAGAGACTGAAGCACTTGATTCAACGACACTTTGTCAGTCTTCGAAGACCTATCAAAAAGGCCTCAAAAACGGCACAATTTCGGCTTCGGGTATTTGGAATTACGATTCAACGGATCTAGACGAGATTCACAATGTGTTTTCAACCGCATATTCGGGCGGCGGCACTTCTTATGTGCTTGCAACCCTCGAAGCCCTAGCAGGCGGAACAACCTGTTTTGCCTTCGATGCGGTTCAAAGCAGTTACGGAGTTGAGATTCCGAACGGTCAGTTGATTATGGCGAACGCCGATTTTCAAGCGATTGCAGGCATCAATTATGGCAAGGTTGTCTTCACGGCTTCGGTTGCCAGTACAACGACTTCATCAACGGGCGTTGACTTCGGAACGGGTTCAACCTCGAATGGCGGATATTTGCAGTATCAATTGCAGAATCCGAGTCAGATCGCAGGCAGTATTACTTTCGAACATTCGACCGACAATTCAACTTGGGTCACGCTCGGTTCAGCGGTGACGATTAACGCAGGCGGAAGTAAACTCACGGCAGGTTCACAGGAAATCACAGGGACGGTCTATCGTTACATTCGGGCAACGGTTGTGGCGACTGGCGGAACTTTAACGGTACAGGCGGCAGTAAGTCGCAGGTAAAAATCAAATAAAGAGGAAATAGAAAATATATGGCAGTTGGCGGAGCAAGTAGTGCGTGGAAACACGGTAAATACGGTGCGGCTAGCACTAACACAGATCTTTCAGCAAAGACAGTTTCGGTCACGCTCAATGCGGAGGCGGAAACCGTCGAATCAACGACTTTCGGCGATTCTTACAGGAATTACGAACAGTCATTCAAGAACTCAACGATTGAGGCAGTTTACAAGTACGATTCGACCATTTATGGCGAACTTGCAGACACCTATTCGAACGGCACAACGGTGACTTTTGAACTTTCTCCTGACGGAACGGGTTCACAAAAGCCCAAGATCACGGGTTCGATGTTCATCACCTCATTCGGAAGCCCGGTCGAAATCGGCAACCTTCTTCAAATCAATGTCTCTTGGCAGGTTGACGGTGCTTTGACCTTCTCAACTCACGCCTAATGGCGGTTAGAGATCCAAGACTTGTCCGTTTTGGGCTTGAAGGATTCAACAAGCCCAAACGGACACCTTCTCACCCTTCCAAGTCACATATTGTCTTGGCAAAAGAAGGAAATCGGATTAAATTGATTCGGTTCGGTCAACAAGGGGTCAAGGGTTCGCCATATCGAAAAGGTGAATCCAAAGCCAGCCGGGAACGCCGTCAGGCCTTTCGGGCTAGACACGCCAAGAACATCGCCAAAGGTCGGCTTTCCGCCGCCTATTGGGCAAACAAAGTAAAGTGGTAATTTTTCGTTTCAGGCGGTATCGAAAACCGCCTATTCCCCATTTATGAACTTCGCAAAATCCAAAGCAAAAACACTCAAGAAAACCTTTGATTATAAATTCACGGACGCAGACGGAAACGAAGCATCCGAACCGATCTCAATCGAGTTTTATGAAAAGTGTCTAACCCCTGCGTTTTTGGACACGCTGACGCAATACGAAAAGAAAAGGGATACCGTTGCAGTTGCAACGCATCTTTCAAAGAATCTCGTTGGTTGGGATTTGACTTGGAACGATGAACCCTTTCCCCCAACGGTCGAGAATCTCACCGAAGTTTGCGATTTTGAATTTTTGATGCAACTGGTCACGGCCATTTCGGAGACATTTTCGGGAAACGGACAGAAGCCGACAAAATCGCCAAGTTTGTCGGCAGTCTCGGAACAGTCAAAGACGGAAACGGCGACCTCATAGCACCGCCGCCAGCCTATTTCGTTCACAAGGCGGCACAGATCTTGGGATGCTCATTCATTGAACTTGATGAGCATCCCGACAAAGCGAACCTTATGGCAACAGCCTTCACCCTGTCAGTCGGGGACAATGAAGGCGAATATCTTAGGGAACTAAACCCGGCTTGGCAGAAGAAAAAGAAGGAAATGAGCAAGGCCGTTGAAAAGGCCTCGAAATAAATGGCAGAGATTCGCAGTCGATTAAAAGTTATCGGAGATGTTCTTCAGAGCGAAGCAGAACAGGCCTTGATTCAGACTGCAACCGATGTCGTTGAAATCGCCAAGCAACTTGCCCCAGTCGATACCGGGTCTCTTCGGGCATCCTATATGTTCAGCCTCGAAGAACCTGATAGGGTAATTGTCGGATCGCTGGCAAACATCATAAACCCCAAAACAAAACAACCTGCGACAGAATATGCGGCCTTTGTTGAGTACGGGACTGAAAACAGTCCTGCTCAACCGCATTTCATTGAAGCCTTTATCAAGGCATCCAACATCTTTCGGGTTCGATTAACCGAAATCTTGAATAAGAGACTCTAACGATGGCAAACGCATTCACACTTTTTGGGGAAATTAAACTTGATACCTCGCAACTCAATTCGGGGCTAAGTCAGGCAGAAACTCGCATTGGCAAAACCAAAGCGGCACTTGATGGCCTCGAAGGTTCAGCAAATCGGGCAGGAACTGGTGTCACTAGTTTCGGTTCGTCTGCGTCCTCATCAGGCAACGCCGTTGGCACTTTTACGGGCAAACTACAAGCGGCTTCGGGCAAACTCGATTCCATCGGGGGAATTATTTCCTCGGCTGGTGCTTCTTTAACTGCCGCCTTCACCGTTCCGCTCACGGGTCTTGCCTATGCTGCGGTAAATACCTCAAAAGATCTGCAAAGTCTTGAAATGGGTCTGACCGCCGTCACAGGGTCAGCCGATGAAGCAAAGAAGCAGATGGCACAACTCAAAGAGGTTGCCAAACTGCCGGGTCTTGGAATGAAGGAGGCCTTGCAAGGTGCTATCAATCTTCAGGCAACAGGCCTTTCGGCAGAGACCTCACAGAGGGCTTTAAAGGCCTTTGGAAACGCTTTGGCGACCGTGGGTAAGGGTAAGGCCGACCTTCAAGGCGTAATCACCGCCCTAAGCCAAATACAGAGCAAAGGCAAAGTTTCAGCCGAGGAAATCAATCAGATTGCCGAGCGTGTTCCGCAGATCCGAAAGGTGATGCAGGGGGCTTTTGGAACTACCGAGGGCAAAGAACTTGAAAAAAGAAAGGTCGGAACAGAACAGTTCATTAAAGGTGTTATCACCGAACTTGAAAAGTTACCGCCTGTCGCAACTTCTGCCCAAGGTGAATTTGAAAACTTTGCGGATGCGGTTGATGCTGCTCTAAAACCGTTGGGCGATGCAATCCTTCCGATTTTGGTTGGGGCAATGCAAAAATTGCAACCCGTTATTCAATCAATAAGTGAAACCTTTGCTGGCCTTTCACCTGAAATGCAAACAATTATTCTTGCAGTCGGGGCGATAGTTGCGGCAATTGGGCCTTTGCTCGTAATTATTGGCACTTTGGCGATGTCCATTAGTGCGATAATTACTTT